GTATTATACAATTATGACTTTTTTTAGAAGTTAAGTACGCAATAATCCATTCCTATTGAAAGTTCAATGTTTAGTGCAGTGTTCTCATCATCCCAACTCAAGTCTCCGAAGTTAGCACTCTTAATGAATGCTCCTTTGATTACCCATTCTGATACGATATCTCCTACTGGACCTAATACGTTGATTACAAGGTTCTTTTTGTAGAAGTCACTGTAACCATCTCTACCTGTTACAGATTCATGGTGTAGACGAGTCCATTCCATTACTGCCTGTGCTCCTGATGGAGTAATAGGATCAAATAATGTCATAGAAAGGTCGTTCCATTCCATTTTACCTTTTACTTTTCTGTAAGTATTGATATGGTTTAATTTGATTTCGTCCTGACTGAATCCTAATCCGCTTATTCCTTTGATCATATATGTTGGTATACCGTCCATATACAGTACAAATCGATTTGCTTGTTTTGGTTCGAATTGGGTGAAAAAAATCTCGTCTTGAGTTAATATTGCCATAATTGTTATTTTTTTATTCTGTTATGCTATCTTTAATAAATAGGTTATTTTTAATTTTACTTATGCTGGAAACGCCGCTCCAGTTGGTGTTACGTTGAAGTCAAGATAAATGTATTCTGCTGTTCTTGTAGGTTGTACATAAATCTGACCGATTAATTCGTTTCTGTCGATTACATCTGCAGTATTGTTTGAATCGTCCATTACTACTTTGAAGGCATATAATCCTTGTCTCTGCTGGATACCTTCTAAATAAGGATTAACCTGGGCAAGGAAGTTGTTTCTTGTAGCTGCAGAATTCTGTTCGAATACCAAGTTTTGAGATACGTTAGAGATATAAGATTTCATTTCGATTAATAATCTTCTAACATTTACTCTATCTAAAGCAGTTGATTTAGTTTGTAATGTCTTTTGACCGTAAACTACAACTCCTGTTCCTGGGAAAGAAGCGATTGGGTTAACTTTGCTTGTATAGAGTTCGTCTCTTGTAGCTTGAGCTAATTTTCTTTCTGGTCTAACTACTTGTCCTAATCCTCCTCTGTTGATACCTGCTGGTGCAAACCATGGCTCTGATACAGAATCGTTGTAAGCAAATACTCCAGCCATTACAGTTGAAGCAGGAACCCATACTTGTTTTCCAGTGTCAGGATCAATTACTTGTACCCATGGCCAGTAAGAAGCTGCGTAAGAAGTATTTCTACTTGCTGCTTTGTTAGTTACGTCTGATACACTCTGTCCGTGTTTTACTAAATCTAATACTAATAAGTTATCTCCTCTGTTTTGAGTATTTGAAATAATGCTTGTTAGTTGTGTGCTGTAATCTACATCATATAGTCCAGGTACGATTAATATATTAAATTTGTAATCGTCACTGTTAGAAAGTAGATTGATCATATCTGTATAATCTGTTCCTACTAATCCCTGTGTATCTGAACTGTCAATACTTTCGTAGAATTTGGCTCCGTCTTTAACGTCTCCTGTAGCGTTATCAAATCCACCTGCTGATACAGTTGGTATAGATGATGTGTAAGCTGTTTTAGCAACTCCTGAGTTGTCAAGGTAATTTGGAGTAGGAGTGTTAACTTCAGATACTCTAATGTATCTTGAAGCGTTTGGATAAGCTCCTGTAGTTTGTAGGTAGTAACTTGTTCCGTCGCTTGCATAAGTTGATGTTTGATCACCAATTCGTCTTGCTACATAATCAGAAGAGAAAGGATCTAATGATAGGTTAGTCCAAGTTTCTACTACTGATTTATCGTTTGTTGTATCGTCTCCTCTTCTTACTAATAAGTCGAAAGTACCTGATCCAGTATTACTATTTACTATCTCCCATCTAACGTTATCTACAGATCCGCTATCCATTGATCCGTCAGAGTTAAGAGATGAAGTACTATTCATCAATACACCTTCTCCTATTGTTTTGAAAGTTACTGCTGTTACATCTTCATTACCTGCTACTGTTGCGTCAGCTGCAGTATAAGTACCGTTAACTACTCTTGATACTAATAGAGATTCTCCACCGTTTTGAAAGTAGTTGTAAGCTGCTATTGAAGTGAAGTATGAATATACACCGCTTCCGCTTGTAATAGTAGTACCGAATTTACTTTGATAATCACTATAAGAAGTTACTACTGTTGGTATTTCAACAGGTCCTTTAGCTGTTGGACCGATAATAGCTGCTCCTACCGTAATAGGACCTTGAGTGATGAAAGATTGGTCATTCTCTCTTGCGAGAACACCTGCGGATATTAAAGTTTCTGCCATTTTCTTTTGTGTTTAAT